CTCAACCCTAGTTTTCCCCCTGGCCCTCGCAGCGTCATCCCCGGTTGAACCCTCATCCCTAACTCACATCACTACAATGCTCTCCCACCACTCAATCACGGAGCTACGTTCACTTCATATTCATCAATTCACTACAACACAGTCGGTCTGCCAGCCGGCTTAATTTCATTAACGGCCTGTCACAGCCTAGCATTACAATCACACTCACATCGATATTGCCGCGGTAACACTTCCCCCCAAATTAGGATATGCAAGATAGCATACGTGTTATGGGTACACCTGTATGGTCTGGATCAACGTCTCTGGGTCATACAGATATCACACTATACGATCTAACTCACGAACTTGGGCCTTCGTAACGGGTAACGCAATACCACCGCCATTCCTGGTGACTAACCGGGCAGGTGGTTAGGCGTAGAACTCTAAGACGCTCCCACTACTGAGATTTCGTGGTGTAAAACATAATCCAACGTGTGACAAATTTTGATTAGTCTTATTTTGATGACGCGTATTTTCGCTTTTAAGCAAAAGCACCATGTCTATATGTTTAAATTTAAAACGTCAAACGGCTTTTAGCCACCCTGATTTCCTTTAATCAAGACGAACAGTTTGTAGAGGCTGAGACGGTGAATATCCCGTGTTTAAAATCTACCTCTAGCAACCGGAACCCTTCTGGGCAGACCGGACTACTTGCTAGCGAGACGTTTTGCCATAAAGTGGCTCATCCTCACCCAGCACAATCACTGCACAATCAATCTTCGCATAACTCTGAACTTTCTAATTATCCAAACTATTTATCGCCTTACTCTTCGTATATCAAAGATAATTTTCCTCATCTATATTGTAACAAATGTGACAACATAAGTACTACTACTGACCCATGCAATTGTAAAAGTAATATAGCTCCATGGACTGGAGTGCACAAACCCATAACGGACAAAAAATACTCCACTGCTCAGTGTAATTGTAAGACATGTAACACACATAGGTATCAGCATGACAATCCTCACTTTTATAATCAACTCATAGCAACTCATCTGCCTTCCTCCATGCCACAGTTAATAAAGCAACCTTTTAATAACCCCGTTTACGCTGACCTCAATAATAAACTCAATCAAATTTCCAATAACGTTGTTGATCAATTAAGCGATTGCTTACGGAAATCAAACATAGGCAATGACCAAAAGCTGATGTTAGCTGAAACTGATGAACAGATACACAAAGTTTTCAAAAAAATTAGAAATATGATCAAAAACGGCGCTTTTGTCCGTAAACAAATTAACGGCAACAACGGCTCATATACAAATACGGATGATCATAGATACACCAAGCTCGCGTGTCTTGTACTCGTCATAATAGTTATCTTAAATTTGTATCAAATTAACACGGCAGCGATGACTGTCTACGAATCTCCGTATCCAATAGCATCAAGTGTCCCTGATTCAGTAACCTCCAACCGTGCATTTGATTACTCTGGTCCGGGCACAGCTACAGGTTGTAATCTAATTGATACTCAGTTCATGTCTACTAGCACGTTAGCTAGTAACCGGATAGTCATAGACATGATGGTGGTTGGCAATGCAGGTATATCATACACTGGTGGTACAGCACGTGCTGACTGTATGGCTGTATACATATACCCAACTGGTGGACTAGCACCATCATATTCCGGGGACTGCTCAACATCTAACAGTGGTAGGGGTTATTCAATGGGGACCAAGTTTGTTGTACCAACATTTGTCGCCACCATAGGGTTATACTATACATCTGCTCATTTTGATTTCACCAGTTCACTACTAACACCTTCCACCTCATACACCATAGGTTACATTTGGTGCACTCCTGGTACCTGGTCAGCACACACGTGGTACCAAGCTAGCACATCACATTCAAAGTTTCCTGAATCTACCTGGGTGTATAATTCAGACTCAGGTACGATGACAGTTGACTCCGTTACTTCTGGAAATGTAGCTATTACATCGGCACCTACTTTAAGTGTACTGGCACTGAACCCTGTCTTAGCTGGCACCACTATACCTACAGATATTGAAAAAATAAATGGTACATTTCTTGCAGAAGCTGCTATAGCAGGATCACTCCCTGTATCAAACGCTCACACTATAATTAATGGAACAAAATATGTTCAGACTCTTTCTACATCACAGGAACGGGATGTTCTTATACCTGACACAAATATCCTTGAACATATAAAATTCGGTGACACGATGTCTACCTGCCCCTGCGATTCCACAGCTGTGCGCGCACCACTGGACCTTGGACGTTGTCGTAACGCAGTTGCCTATACTGGAACAACCGTTACATCCACTAACCTATGTATGAATATAAGCGATGCCGCGGTATCAGAGATAGTAGCACCTGGGATACTAACACCAATAGATTATATTGTATATTTTGATACCTTTGGGTGGACAGGGCAAGCCATCATTTATTGCTGTTTCATGTCAAATGGACAAATTTGCTCGTCATTATTAGGCACACCGGTTGCAACCATTGTAATGGCAGCAGGAGACAGCCATATAGAAGCAACTGTACCTAGCTTCTTCCCCGGAGGCTTCACAGCTGATTCTATATTCAGCTGTTCATTCACCAGCCCAACACCACAAGATCATGCATACGTGGAATCAGCAATAGCCGTGCAGAGACGAAAATCTTTCAATCAAGGTACATCATTTATCTCCAACACATCCTTAAATGTAACTGCTAGTTTCAATGCTACTCTAGATGGAAATGTTCGTGTAATCAACACCCCTACAGTACACTTAGATGCAACTCAACTCCCACTACCTGTAACTTATCTAACTCCCCCCACTGTAACGTTGAGTGGTACTCCTGGTGTTTCTGTTTCCAATGCTCCGCACATTACAATAGATGGGGCTCCAATCTCAGTCAAATTTGACACACCTCAACATGTTACTATGGATGGAGTAGTGTTCAATGGCACTGTGTCTGTAGGTGATATGGAATTTGGCCCTAGTTACAAGGGTCTACCATCAGGGTATCTCTGGCCTAAAGGTCTGACTGAACTTTCTGTTAAAAAGGAGGAAGACGTTGGCTATAGTGCATATCTCAAGAATATCTGGAACAAATTGATGCATTCAAAGAACGGAAATTCGAGACATTCAACTCAAAAATGGATGCGTGTAGTACGGGAAGAAGAAGAAGAAAAATATGAAGATGCACTGATATCAGAAAGTGAATCGGAACAACCACAGACACTGATTGAACCTCGACAAGTACAACAAAGCCTAGCTATGCTTCAATCTATGTTAAAGAAAGAAAAATACAGCCCAGGTATATCTTACACTATCCTCAGCCTTTTAACAGACGTGGAAGGCCTATCTCATTGCGAGACTGTCAAAAGGTCAGTAGACAAAGCAGTCCAGCAACCAATCGAATGTGAAGAACTCATTGTCTGTGTAGAACATGATTGCGAAGTTGAGCATGGCATCCACAGTCTAAAGAGTAAACAAAATGTTGACAATAACAACAACAACAGTAGTAATAACAGACAACAGAATACAGTTGCATCTGAGCGGATAAAACATTTACATAATTATAGAAACATGTATAATAGACTAAGTTCTGCCATTACAACCCCTGAAACGTTGGTACATTACATTCTTAAAAATAATCTAAACACAATTAAAGCTATGACCCTTGTTAAACATTTTAAGCATATAGCTGCTAAAGCACCAGCCAATTCTGTTTATTCTATACTACTGAACTCAATTCGGGGTAGTAAGTATCAGCCACGCAGCGAGACTCTTGATAATTCTGATTTATTGTTAGCTTGCATGCTATATGCTAAAGAAATACACCAGAAACCAATTGAGGTACCAGCTTGCCTTTTCAAAAATTTAAAAACACAGGATGATAGCGAGCTAAACCTCCATGTTGAGCAAAATTTTATTGCACCTGGACACGACAATCTGGCTAGTCCTTATAGCCTGCGTTTCATCCACAAAAAGGATGTAAAACCGTTCGAAAAGCTGCTGGTTGGCATTGAATTGAATCCGGGTCCTTTCAGCTGCGTTGTGTTCATGCTTATATTCAACATTGTAGACGGCTACTCAGCATACTTACAAGCAACATCTAACCAACGTGCTCACAGCTTAACCGGCAACACGTCTATAGAAACATCATCACGTAGTAAACTTTTGGCTAATACAAATACAGAAGCATCAAGTTCAAAGAAGATTATGGAGTCAAATGGTAAAAACTTCAGAAGTGAAGTAGGGTCAGATCCAAACATTGGCACTATGGTATCAGAACTTTTGGGCATGGTACCGATTTGGAGTGCTAATTCTGCTAATAGTCAGATGTTGACTGCATTAAAATATAATGTCATCCGGGTTACTGGAGGCCAACCTATTGTGGGTTTAGAAACAGCACCACCGCCGGAATGTTTAACAACGCCACGCTCTTATTATCCAGATGTAATAGGTGACCCAGTACCATCTAACTTCCCTTTAGCTTGGTATGTAATGGGTGAGAAAGTGTTACCTCTAAGAGCATTCGAAACTGGGGCAATTTATCAAGATGCTTGCCAGGTTATGAATGGATTACGACTTAGACCTAATACACTTGGGCCTAAGCAGTACAGAGTTGAAGATCATCTAGCATTTGGGACTGCATTTGCTACAGTAGGAAGTGTCACTCAAAACGGACAGGTTGTACCTCCAGCTAAACTAACCTCTACAGGGGGTGGGGATAGCATGATTACAATAGGGTTGAAAACTGGTCTAAGTGCATTATCGCAAGCCTTTGCACGACAGAGTTCTATGTTACCATTAATAGCATTGGCAAATAATACTGATTCCCACTCAGCAAAAGCTCAGCAAGCTACTTTCTTACCAAATTCAGGCTACTACAATAACAACCTTGCCTTACACAACGAATCATGTGGTGGTAACGACTCTTATTTTCCTTTTGCAGCAAATGCACGATCTCCTCCTGGAATGGCAATAGGTAAAGGAATATGGCGTGCCGCTACTACAACTGCTTGCTTCGATCAAAACGAATTAGGTAAATCACTCCCAGTTTCTGCAGCTATGGTAAACATCTGTAGTGGGAACCCGTCTCTAACCGTAGCCGCTGCATTGAAAATAGTAGCTCCACATCCAATCTCTCCCTATGGCGTAGGCATCGCTCAATTTGCCACTGACACTACTCATCAGGCAAATGTAATGCACGTTGTAAACTCAAGCTTGGTTTATGTACCGGGGTTTTTGGATATAATTGTGATCATGCAGCAAAATGCTAGTGTCGGTGTTGCTCGCAACCAAGGTGAGGCAAATCAAAATGCTTCTTTCAAGTTAAAATTCGGACGTGCAACAGCCAACTATATTGCTGGTGATGATATATTGTTTGAGTGGCCAGGTAACCCTGCTCCAAATGTGTATAGCATAGCTGACTTCATATACTCGTGGCTTCCATTCATAACGCCAGAAATGGAGATTCGGTTAGCAGAGCATATGTGTGAGTCTGTAGGTAGATCAGCTGATTTCGCATCTGGTATAGCGGCTGCTTACTATCTAGCCAATAGATATAAACCTTTAGTAGCTTCAGCTATTGGTGGCAACCCACTAAGTTTGAGCAATTTAACAGACTTACAAGAAGAAACTTTCATGGCTACCTTCACAAGACCGGTTTATGCTACAGCAGATTACCCAATGGCACAACCTGATCAACAACATTGCATGATCCCCATGTACACATTAATCTGGTTTACTAATGCTTACATACAAAACATAGTACCAACACCTGCTGCAGGAAGCACAAGCCTAACTTCAGCACTATTATTAAATGAAAGTCTACTGGCCAGCATGCTGTTAAGTAGGTGCCTAGCAGCTGCAAATCAAATGTACTTCGTCAGCGAACAAAAAGGAGCATCAACACACACAGCTGTACTAAACCCCCCAGGGCAGTTAGTAGCAAATGCATGGAATGAATATTCTATACCTGGTACATATACGTCTAATATGCCTAACAGACAGAAATGGAGAGAAGCAAAACAAAAGATGTGGTCATCCTATTCTAATAGCAAAGGTTCTGTCGCTGCTGGTCAAACTATGATCCTAAAATATATGGGTACTATGTGTGGTGTAACTATTCCTAAAGACAGTTATGGCCTAACCATCTTACACTACCAAACATATCCTAACGTTTATTGTATAGCACCTGATCCTGCAGGTACAGACGAATCATTAGGCCTTTATCCTGGAATAACAGGGACTATCAACGAACGCATAGCTAGCAGCAGCTTTTACATCCCTGTCTTATTAGAAGATACGTCTCTGTACTCTGTTGCTAAACTATTACCGTTTGCACTCCAGGGTTGGGGGAGTGCATTTGACAAAGATAACTTCGGTATCGTTGCTTCAGGTTCTGAATCATTAGTTAGAACCGTATTAGGTGAAAGATTCATATCTATACCTTCACTCGATATAAAAGGAAACGAACTAGCAGTAAATGTTGACACTAAGCTACCAGACGAAGTTTATTGGGCATACAGATTTCTACGTGGTACAAATGAAGTAGGGCAAAGTATGGGGTGGTTGGATACAAACACAAATTCATCACAAGTACCACGACAATTACTCACTGTTAACGGTGTTGAGACACTATTGGTTAGCAGACGACGTGTGCTTGTGGATATGTATACACCTGCCAGTCCAACAGTTAATTATTGGAATTGCTGTTCTTTAGTTCATCCTCACTCAGACATCACTAACACAAAATTGTTTCCGTACAGTCTAGGGTCCATTTCATCAGCAGCAATGACACAGTGGTTGAGTGGCATAACTACATTAGTGGCATCAGTAGTAACATACCATAAGACAGTGAAACCGGTAATACCTGTTATATCAGGTGAAGAAACAAAAATTGATTATGACTTTGGTGATGAAGACGATAGTAAGGAAGAAAATTCATCAAGTGCACAAAGCAGTGGTGGTGGTTCTGAAAGTGCAACCATCCCTGCCCCCGCAGCCGGTGCAAAAAACGGGGCATCTCCTTCAACAACGGCAGTGTTGGGGGAGGCAACAGCCTAGACGTTGCGACAGTGTCGCAACGTCTAAAATCTGCCGCTGAATCAGTTCAGTGGCAACCACTGATCACGTCATCTCTACCTGTTATAAGCGAGATTGAACAGGCTATCAAAGAAGTCCCACCTTTAACTACAGAAAACTTAAGCCTAGATGACATGTTCAGATTAGTGACAATAAGTCAAAAATTAGAAACCAAGACTCTACCAAAAGTAGACAAAGTAGCTATAACTAATGAGGAAGAATTCGAAACACATTTTCCCTATTCACACAAAGAGCAAAAAGGTATGAGACGTTTAACCGCTATGGACATATTAACTATGGGAAGTTCAGCACACAAGTATGCACTCAGGCGACTGGTTAATTCAAAGTTACATTACGTGACTGTATGTAACGTTTTAAATGCTACACGGGTATATGGGACGGACTGGTTTGACACAATTAATAAGCATGGTTGGTTTGCGTTGGCAGACGTAGAACTAGCAAAAAGCCTTGGTAAGTTGTCAAACCTCATCAAAACAAACGGCCTAACCACCAAATATTTGCCATATGTTGAATTTGGTGGCATCTCTGGATATCTGCTGCTTCCTTATGAGTATTTTGACTACTTGGAGGAAGTAAAAAGACTAGCTGCTGGAGGGAACAAACATAGTTGGCTTGAGGGTGAATTCTTAGATAAGTGGGTTCATCTCTGCTTATTTACTAGACCGAAAAAGTGGAATAAGAGGATGAGCTTTCGAGAATGGATTGACTCTGATATGTGGGGTACAGCCGGTTCAAGTGACCAGCACAAAATATATTTTAAGATAGGTGAGAAGTGGAAGAAGATAAAACCACGAAAAAATATGATAAGGTTTCTATTTACAACAGACGAAATTTATAAAATATGTATGACACGCCCGGGTAAAGAAAAAGCAATAGCTATTATTAAGAATGAACCTGGCAAAGTGCGGCTTGCAGTTGCCGCTAGTTTTCCTGAGTATATGAGAGAGGCATACGTTATGTACTGTGCAAGCAAATTTTATGAACAGTGGGCAGACTGTGTGTCTGGCGAAACACCTCTAGAACAAATTAACAGGATAGTGCAAACTGAAGAACAACTAAGCGGTAGGTGGTCGATGCCGTACGATTTTGCTGAATTTGATCACCAGCCTGAAACAAAGGAGCTTGTATCAATGTGGAAAGTAGTTGCCGAGGTCGGGAGTGAAAACGTAGACGATACAGATGAATACAATGAGATAAATAGCATCATTTTAGAGTCCTGGGAAAATCAGACACTGAGTACCAGGCCCAACGCAAGTTATGACGGGCCTGAACAAACGTTTGACGTTGAAGGAGGTCTGCTCAGCGGCAAGTATATAACATCAGTTTTCGGGAATGGATGGAACAAAGTTGTCCAGGACTTTGCTGCAAGTTATGTGTATGCCAGAAACAAAGCAGCCCAGTTTAATAAAATCAAAGGTGATGACAGTATGTTAATAAGTGATAGTGAGAACAAGCTACAGTTGTTAAATAAGACATTGATAGGTATGAATATTAAGGGCGGCGCTGGTAAGTTTTCAATACTTCACCAGCAGAGCGAATTTTTGCGGACATGGTTTACAACCGAACGTGCATATGGTTACGCAAACAGAGTTCTCGTTGGTTTGACTCAACGTAAACCTTGGAGTAATACACCATGGTCGCCAGCAAACGTTTTAAAATCAATTTATGATGACATAGCAATATTAAGCAGACGAGTCAGCAACTACAACTTCGATGATGATTGGGCACATATAAAACATAGGTTTTCTAGTTTTGGTAAGTATCCAGTTGAAGCAATATCTATACCCACACACCTAGGTGGACTAGGGTTGGGGTATTGGGACGGTTTGAACAGGGTTGAGCCATCATTAGGACACAAAATTAATATCATAACAAAGGTAAATACAGCCACAATGAAACATCATTATACTGAAGGGCTCATTAAGGATTTAGGAACCTTGCCTGATACTGATGCGGTTGAAAAAACATTACAGGGCAAATTTTCAACATTGTTAGGTGCAGATGACGTCCCAATTCAAGCTCGAGCATTACGAGAGAAATGGAACGACTGGATATCAAGGCAGCATTTTAGAATAATACCAATACCAAAACAAGAAAACATAAACGTCCCGGCACTGACACTAACAAGCACAGTTGAGCTAGCTTCCTTGCTCCATGCTGACGTCGGCACTTATGGTATGTTCAGGAAAGAGGTTAATTTATTGTTGAACTATTCGGACTATTTTAAAAATGCTGGTCTATCATTAAGTAAAGCAATGCAATTTTATCCAGTGTTTGCACACCTAAATACTTACGTGCGAAAGTACCGAGGGAGGATATCAGATGCTCTTGACTGGTTCGGTGGTACAATGAAAGGACAATTCAAAAATTTACAACCATTGTTTCAGGACTTTGCCAATCATGTCTTAGTAAGCGTCGTTCACAGGAAAAACAGCGGGAGTAGACACAACTTGATGTGCAAACTCGCAGCTAACATAGAAGATACGTTTAAAGTGAGCAGCCTTTACTACAGAGCAGGTCTGTGGTAAGCACACGAATGCTTATAATATCTCGCATAAAACAACATTAAGAAACAAATTATCCCCCCGTCGGGGTGCCTTTAAAAAGTGG